ACCAGTTTTCAGCGCCGGCAGTTCCTCGGGCTCTCTCAGCTTACCCGTGGCGCTTCGTACGAGATCCTGCAATGGAAGGGCGGCACGCTCCAGGCCATGATCCCGGTCCACCCCGACCGGGTCCAGGTCTACGCGGACGCCGACGGCTTTCCGATCTACAAGGTCAAGCTCTATCCCTCCAACGAGGTTGTCTGGCTCTCGCGGTTCGAGATCAGCCACGGCTGGCTGGTTTCCGGCGACGGCTACACCGGGCTTTCCCCCATCGACCAGAACAAGGAAGCCGTGGGCCTCGCGTTGGCCGCCGAGGAGTACGGCGCCCGGATCATGGGCAACGGCGCCGTCGTCAGCGGTGTCCTCACGCTACCGGCTGCGGCCTACGCCAATCCGGAGCTCAGGGCCGCCGCCAAGCTGAGCTGGCAGGAAGCTCACGAGGGCCTCGGCAAGGTCGGCAAGACGGCCGTTCTCCCCTCGGACACGAAGTTCGAGCCCATCTCGATGACGTCCACGGACGCGCAGTGGATCGAGATGCGCAAGCTGCAGGTCGAGGAGATCTGCCGCATCTACGGCGTCCCGCCCGAACTCGTCCAGCACACCTCTCCCGTTTCGAGCTGGGGGACGGGCGTCGAGCAGCGCTTCATGGCGTTCCTCGCCACCACCATCGACCCCATGCTCGTCGCGGACGAGCAGGTCATGCAACGCGACCTGTTCACTCCCGAGGAATTCGACGTCGTCTACCCGCAGTACAACCGCGCCGCCCTGCTGCGCACCGACCTCCTCACCCGCTACCGCGCCTACGCCATCGGCCGGCAGTGGGGCTGGCTGACCGTGAACAAGATCCTCGAGAAGGAAGACGAGAACCCCGTCGGCGCCGAGGGCGACGTTCTCCTCGACCCGATGAACATGCAGCGGATTCCCGTTGATCCGACCGCGCTGCTCGATGCTGGCGGGAACGGCGGTGGCGACGGCCAAACTGCAACGGCGAAGCAGGTCGCGGCTTTTCTCCAGAAGGCACTCACGGGCGGCCAAGGCGCCGCCGAAGGAGCAAACGATGCCTGAGCGCCAGATCCTGTCGCTCGACGAGTTCAAGCGCCGGGCGCTCTCCGAGAAAGACGGCAAGCGCCCCGGGGCTCTTGCCCCCGGCTCATTCATCATCCGGAGCGGCTTCACTGTCGCCGCGCAGCCGGTCCTGGGCGAGGACCGCCGCATCACCTTCGTGGTCGCCACGGGTCAAGTCAACCGCAACGGGTGGCGGCTCAACCCGCAGGGCTGGGAGCTCGCGGCCTACGTCAAGTGCCCGGTTATGCTGTGGGCGCACGACGACGCCAAGTTGCCGGTCGCCAACGCCGAGAAGGTGTGGGTGGATGGTGACCTGCTCAAGGTCACGGCGCTCTTCACGCCGGCGACCATGTCCGCCTTCAACGACACCGTGTTCGAGATGTACCGCCAGTATTTCCTGCACGCCGTCTCCGCCGGCTGGATCCCCCTCGAGTGGGAGTTCGTCGAGACCGAAACCGGCTGGGAGATCATGTGCGCGCGCCAGGAGCTGGTGGAGATCTCCTTCGTGCCGGTGCCCGCCGAGCCGAACGCCCTCCGGCAAGCCGCGAAGGCCGGCATTGACATCGGACCGCTCCGTGCCTGGGCCCGCGGTCTGGCCGGAGAGCCCCGCTACGCGATGCACGTCGTGGAAGACCCCACACGTGAGCGAGCTGAGCAGATCCGCCTTGCATTCGCCGAGTTCTACCCGGGCGCCAAGCTCCTCTTCGTACCGAGCGGGATGACGCTCTGCGCGCTCGAGGACCTGGCAGCCGTCAAGCACCTCGACCTGGACGAGTTCGAGCGTGAGATCGCGGTGATCACCGGGGGTCGCGCGACCGCCGGCGTCTCGCCGTCCGAGAAGCCACCTAAGTTTGCTTCCGCCTCCGCGGGCACACCCGCCCCGGAGACCGACGATTCGAGCCTCGCCCCCGCCGCCGGCACACCCGCCGCGACGGACGAACCCGACGCCATCAGCGTCGCCCTTGCCCGGTACAACCGCCGGATCAAGGTCTTGGAGCTCTAGGAGAAACCATCATGCGTGAGCACATCATCAGCCTGCAGCGCCAGGTCGCGGAGGCCACCAAGCGCCTCAAGGACCTGGTCGCCAAGGCGGAGGGGGAGAACCGCGACCTCACCGCCGAGGAGCAGGCCGCATTCACCAAGGACGAGGGCGAGGTCAATGCCCTCAAGGCCCGCCTCGAGCGCGCCAAGACCGTCGAGAGCGAAAGCGCCGCCACGACCACCCCGGTGCTCGACCCCAAGGCGGGTCCGGCACAGGGCAAGGCGCCCATCACCACACACGAGAGGGCCGAGGACGCGCCATGGGACGCCGATCCCAAGCGGGCGTTCGCCGCGTTCATGAAGGCGGTCCACCTCGCCGAGCCCAGGGTTTCCGGCGTGGTCGACGTGCGCTTGCGCAAGCTCGCCGCCAGCACGAACGAGGCGGTCGGCTCCGAGGGAGGCTTCGCCCTGGAGTCGCAGGCCGTCGGCCTCATCGACAAGTTGGCCTTCGACTCGGCGCAGCTCGCCCAGCGGTGCTTCCCGATCGAGGTCGGCGAGGGCTTCAACTCCGCCACCGTGACCCTGATCGCCGAGACGTCGCGCGTTACCGGTTCACGGTTCGGCGGCATCCGCATCTATCACGCCGCCGAAGGTGCGACGGTCACGGAGACGGCGCCGAAGACCCGCAAGGTGGACGTCAAGCTCGAGAAGCTCATGGGCTTGTGGTACGTCTCTGACGAGGAGCTCGAGGACGTTGCCCAGCTCGCCTCGATCGGTCCTCAGATGTTCGCTGAGGAGCTGGCGTTCCAGGTGGACGAGGACATCTTCGCGGGGACCGGCGCCGGCCAGGCGCTCGGCATCATCAACTCCCCGGCGCTCGTCAGCGTCAGCGGCGAGACCAGCCAGCCCGCCACGGAAATCAATGAGGCCAACCTGCGCAAGATGCGCGCGCGCATGCCTTCCCGCTCCCGGGCCAGGGCGATCTGGCTGGCGCACGCCGATGTCGAAAGCGAGCTCATGGCCGCCTTCATGAGCGCCGGCGTCGGTGGTCAGCCCATCTTCCTACCGCCTGGCGGCTACTCCAACGCGCCCTACTCCACCCTTTTCGGCATCCCGCTCATCGTCAACGAGCACTCCAAGGCTCTCGGCCTCAAGGGTGACCTCGTCCTGGCCGACTTCGGCTGGTACGCCCTCGTCAAGAAGGGCGGCACCCAGATCGCCGAGTCCATCCACGTGCGGTTCATCTACGACGAGATGGCCTTCCGCTTCACCTTCCGGTCGAACGGCCTGCCGCTGCTCGGCGCGCCGATCACTGCGGCCCAGGGCGGCAACGACCTCTCTCCGTTCGTGACCCTCGCGGCCAGGTAGGCCGCTGCTGACAACCAATCTAACCGTGGGGAGGGCAACCTCCCCACGGAGTTTGGAAAGGAGCTAGCACACCATGTTCAGTGAACGTTTCAAGATCGTCCGCCTCCAGACGGTTGTGGCGGCCAACGGCTTCGCCATGTCCGACTACGTCAGCATGAAGAACGTCAAGCAGGCGACGTTCGTCATCTCCCATGCCGGCGCCACGGACACGGATCTCATCCTCGCCCTCGACGAGGCGACCGCCGTGGCGGCGGGCACCCACCGCGCCGTGACGGCGACGTTCCCGATCCAGGTGGACATCGATCACGGCGTCGCGTCGGACATCCTGGTTCGCCAGACCAACGCGGTCAGCTTCACGATCGACCCGGTCACCATGGGCCCGGCGCTCGTCGTGTTCGAGTGGGATCCGGCGAAGCACACCGAGGGGTACGACTGCATCGCGGTGAGCGGTTCCGGTGGGAACGCCTCCAACACCGTGGTGGTCTTTGCCCTCCTCGAGATGAAGTACCAGCAGGCATCCCTGCCGGCGGCGATCACCGACTAACGGCCGCCGTTAACCGAGTTGTGAACACGATCGCGGGGAGGGTTCGCCCTCCCCGCGCCTCTTGAAAGGGAGGCGATCATGACTATGCACGCGAGGCGGGTCTCAGGGGCTCTCGTCTGCACCGACCGCAACCTGGGAGCCGCAGTCAACGGCATCAGCTTCTACGTCCACGTTGTGGCGCCGAACAACCAAAGCGGCATGTCGGCGTACTACGAGGCCGACATCAGCGGCACCACGGTGGGGCACTGCTACGGTCTCGGCTCGTGGATCAACACCGAGGGGGCGAGCCCGGTCTTGGCCGCGGGCCACATCATCGTGCCGTTCGAGGGCGGCGTGTACTGCGGTGAGGCCCAGGCGACGGCACGGATCGTATTCGCCGGTCAGCACCAGGCCATTCTTGCCGGTGCACCCGCCAGTATCCACGCATGGCGGTTGAACGTCTCGCAGAACATCGGAAACATTACGGCCCTCATCGCGGCCGCGAACCCAGAGTCGGTTGGTTGGGTGGACGGGGCCGGGACGTCCGGCGTGCAGGTCGGCTACATCCCCATCGCGGACATCGTGAGCAAGGGCAAGGTGTTCGTCCGTTGCTACAGCAGCGCGACGTGAGGTTGGCAGTGATCCTCCCCGGCCTACCCGAGAGGGGAAGAGGAGTGCTCCCGTGGGCTCCCTGGCCGGGCTCTCTACACGGGAAAAGGGGGGCAACAAATGGCTGGTGAGGAGGTAGTACCGCTCGATAGGTTGGTCACTCTCACGGTCAAGGACAGGGCGGTTTTGACCATGCTGCTTCTACCTGAGAACGGCCGCTGGACCGAGTACCAGCGGATCAGGGTCCTGCGCGAGCGGTTTGCGCTCTCTGAAGCCGAGGAGGCGCAGGCTGTGTTCCTCAACGAAGAGCGCACGCGATGGGAGAACGACTTCTCGAGGGACTTCAGTTTCACGAAGACCGAGATGGCGATCATCAAGCGCGTACTTGCCAAGACCGAAGCACAGGGTGGCGTGAACGCCGACAACGAGGGGCTGTTTTTGAAGTTCGACGCCGTCCCCGCATCGCCGGAGGGTTGAGCTATGCCGAGAGTAGTCAAATTGTTCGGGCCAGGGGAGGGTCTTCGGGAAGTTCTCCTGTCTGATCCTGCGGACATCGTTTTGGGTGGCCTCGGCCGCTGGTGGGAGGAGGACGTGCCCGCGGTCGTCACCGACGTCCCCGCGGCGGTTCAGGCGTCGGCGCCTTCGGCGTCGTTGGCCCCCGGGCCGGCCGATGACGCCTCGGAGAACCAGGAGACTGAGCCGCCCGCGAGCGAGATCGACGAGGACCTCGGCGACGCCAAACTGCGGGGCAAGGCCGGGGCCAAAGGGAGAAAACGGCCATGAAGAAGCTCGCCTTCCTGTTGCTGGCAGCCGCACTCGTCGGGGCCTTGTGCGCGTCCGCCGTGGCGGCAACCATCGTTTTCCCGCGCATCCGCCCCGTCACCGACCCGATCGTGCTCCAGACCACCGCCACGACCGGCGCCGGGAACATTGTGGACCTCCATCACCGGCTGGCCTACACCAACGTCTGGGTGCTCTGGAACGGCACCTGCACGGGGGGAGTGGTCCAGGTGCAGGTCGCCGCGACGGCCTCCGGGCCCTGGGTCACGGTCGCCACCCTGACCAACAAGACCGACCTGCCCGACTGGGTGCTCCTGGTGGGCTCGCCTGGGGCGATCCGCGCCAGCATCACCACCACGGTGGTGGGCGGGACCATCAGCGCCTGGGTCACCGGCTGGTAGGCGGCATGAACCTCCTCCAGCTCGCGGCGCCGACCGCCTGGGCCGTGACGTTGCCTGACGTCCAGGCGCACGTTCGGAGCACGGAATCGGCGGAGGCGGCCTATCTCAGCTCGCTCATCAAGAACGCCCAGTCCGCGCTCGAGAACCGGTACGGGATTGCCCTCAGCGAGCAGAGCTGGAAGCTCACCCTCGATGAGTGGCCGACCGCGAACGGCGGGCGGATTTACCTGCCTCGCCCGCCCCTGATCTCGATCACCGAGGTCAAGTACGTCGGCGATCTTGGCACCGAGCTCGAGCTGGTGGTCGGCACCGGCTATCAGGTGGACGCCGACTCCTGGCCCGCCCGCCTCTACCCACCCGCCGACGGTTCCTGGCCGTCGGTCAAGGCCGGCGTCCCATCACCCGTACGCATCAAGTACAAGGCGGGGTTCAAGGTGACCGATCCGCCTTCCACCGCGGTCCTGCCGCTTGCCGTCTCCCAGGCCATGCTTCTGCTCATCAGCTTCTGGTACGAGAACCGGGAGGCATCGGGCGGGGAGTTTGCGACGGTGGACGAGTGGAGGCCGATCGAGAGCCTGCTCGGGTCGCTCCGGCCGCAGGTGAACTTCGACCAGTAGTGGG